CTATGTCTTCGACGGGCTTGCCATCTATCCCCGCTACAACCTCGGGCGAGACGTGATCGGGTTCGAGGTCATCGACACGCCCACGATCAAGGTGCTGCTCGACAACCGAGGCGCACGCCCGCAGCCGCCGGCCCCGGCGTACCAGCAGATCCTCTGGGGCTTCCCCCGTGGCGAGTATCAGGCCAGCGCCGAGTCGGACGGTGAGTTCTACTCCGCCGAGGGTGGCTCGGGTCAGTTCATCAAGGACCAGCTCTCGTACTTCGTGCGGAACAAGCGCACCTGGACGCCGTACGGCCTCAGCGCCGTCGAGCAGTCGATCCCCGCCGCCATGATCTACCTGGAGCGCCAGAACTGGCTGAAGGCGGAATACAGCGAGGGCACCATGCCCGTCACCTACTTCCGCACCGACTCCGACGAGTTGGATCACGTCAAGCTGGCGAACTTCGAGCGCATGTGGAACGACCGCATGACCGGCTCGACCGCCGAGCGCCACCGTCACAAGGTCCTCCCCCGTGGGTTCGACCCCATCTTCGCCCCGAGCGTGGATGAGCGGTACAAGTCCGACTACGACGAGCACCTGCTCAAGCAGATCGCCTCCAAGTTCGGCGTCCAGCCCACGCAGCTTGGCGTCATCCCTCGCACCGGCCTCGGTGGCAAGGGCCAGATGCAGGGCGAGCAAGACCAAGCCGAGACGATGAGCCAGAAGCCCACCGAGCAGTGGTTCATCGACGTGGTGAACGCCCTCGGTCGCCGCTACTTGGGGCAGGACCGCTCGATCACGTTCGTGCTCAACTCGGCAGGCAACGCCACCCAAGCCGTCCAGCAGGCACAGGCCAACCAGATCAGCCTCTCGTCGGGCCAGAAGACCCTCAACACCGTGCAGGGCGAACTCGGCCAGCCGCTCTACGACATGCCCGAGGCCGACGAGCCGTTCATCGTGGCCGGGAACCAGGTCATCTTCATCAAGGGGCTGCTCGACGAGAACGGCAACGGGCAGGTCAGCCAGTCCGAGGCGGTCGCCAACAACGTCGGCCAAGACCCCGACGACGCAGGCACGCAGGCGACCGGCGAAGTTGTACAACCTGTACAGAATGCCGTACCAGACGCCGCCAAGATGGCGAGCGAGTTGGCACAGTTCCAGTCCTTCGTCGCCAAGCGCCGCAAGTCGGGCCGCTGGCGGGACTTCCACTTCGAGCTGCTCGACGATGCCCAGGCGGCCACGCTCAACGCCGAGGCGGCGAAGTCGGTGGCGGCTGACCTCCCAAAAGCCGACGCCCGGAAGATGTACCGGGCGCACAACGTCTAGCGGCCATCGCTGAGCACTACGGCCCAGCCATCGCCAAGGCGCTGCGAGCCTCCATCCGGGGCGACCTGTCCACGATCATCAACCACGCCCGAGGTGACGCAGGCAAGGCAGTCGTCCCCGGCCTGACGATCAACTACGACCCGCTCGCTGGCGTCCTGCACAACGTCTACGCCGACGCATGGGTGGCAGGTCAGCGAGTCGCCGCCGACATGGTGGGCGAGCGAGTTGGCGGGACGAGCCAGATGGCGGTCTACGCCAACGACATCGACTGGTCGTCATGGGTGCCCGGAGACGCTGAGGCGGCGCTGAAGGCGGCAGACGGTGGGCTGCGAGCCATGCTCGACGCATCCGACGTGACCATCAAGAACATCGGACAGGCCACCATTGACCGCATCGGCAACCTGATCGCAGCGGGCCTCGACGCTGGTGACTCCAACGGCACCATCTCGTCGGCCATCAACGATCTTCTCGACGACCCGGCACGAGCTGACCTGATCGCCACCACCGAGACGGCCCGAGCCATGAACGAGTCGCAGGCCGACCAGTACCAGACGCTCGGCTTCTCGCAGTTCGACTGGATTGCCTACGACGGTGCCTGCGAGATCTGCCAAGACGCCGAGGACTCCAACCCGCACGAGTGGGGCGACGACGTGCCACCGGGGCACCCGAACTGCCGCTGCGGGATCGTGGGCGTCGGTGACACAAGCCAAGACGACTCGGGCGATGCGTGACTTCCTCTCGATCTTCTGGTCCCGCATCAAGCGAAAGGTGACCCGATGACCCGCCACGCACGAGCGCCCAAGGTCCACCACGCACGAGTCGCCAAGCCCAAGAAGGCGCACAAGGTCTCGGCCAAGCACGCCCGCAAGGTCACCAAGCACGCCCGCAAGGCATCGCACATCCGCCGCCACACGACGGCACACGCCCGACACAACTCGTCGGCGTCGATCTAACCCCATTGTCGGCCACACGGCCACGGACGAAGGACCCCTCTATGAGCACCACCTACGCCTACGCAGGCGACATCGTGAAGACCACCGACGAGGACGGTCGCATGATCGTCTACGGGAAGGCCACCGGGCCGGACCTCGACCTCGACCAGCAGATCTGCGACCCGGACTGGCTGAAGACCGCCATGCCCGCATGGGCCGAGATCGGCAACGTGCGAGAGATGCACCAGCCCATCGCCGCAGGCATCGGCCTGGAGATCGAGGCGTCAGGCGACGACTGGTTCCTGAAGTCCGAGTGCGTGGACGAGAACACCCAGCGCAAGATCGACCGGGGCGTGCTGAAGGGCTACAGCGTCGGCATCAAGAACGCCCGAGTCGTCAAGGACGCTGCCGCCCCCGGTGGGCGGATCGTCGGCGGTGACATCGTGGAGATCAGCTACGTCGATCGGGCCGCCAATCCGACATGCACCATCGCTGTCGCCAAGGGCGCAGGCATCGACTCCCTCGAAGCGGTCGAGGCGCCGGCCATCACCGAGATGGAAGCCGCCGACCTCGCCTCATGGCGCAACGGTCAGCGCATCAAGTCCGAGGTGGCTGACGCAGCCGCCGTCGCTCCCGTCGATGGCGCTGTCGACGGTTCAGGGGAATCCACCGGGGCCGCGACCGCCGTGAACGCTGCGGATGGAGTGGCGGAAGACGGGCCAGTGAGCGCCGCCCCGGTGGAGACCCCAAGCGAGCCAGTCGTTGACCCGGCGCCAGTCGCAGATGAGGTCGCACCCGAGCCGGTCGCCGACCCCGAGATCGCAGAGCCCGGAGTCATCGACCCCGAGTCCACCATCGTCGGCGGTCCGATGGAGCCGCAGAAGTTCGCCGCCATCACCGACCTCATCACCAAGGCAGCGCCTCCGCTGCACGACCCCGCCGCCCTCGCCTCGATCCGTGACGGGCTCATCGCCTCGATCCAGGCCGAACTCGCCGAGTTCTCCGCTGGCGAGGACGAGACCTCTGACATCTACCAACTGCTGAGCAGCCTGAGCACGTTCCTGTGCTGGTGGGCTGACGAGGCAGCCGAGGGTGAGACGGATGCACCGTTCACCGACACGAGCGAAGGAGATGACGTGTCCTACGTCGCCCTGGGCGTCAGCCCCGACATCATCAAGTCTGCCGCAGCCCCCGACGCCACCGACGAGGTGCGCTCCGAGCTGCGAGCCGAGATCGTCAAGGCCCTCGGCCTCGACAACCTGACCGAGACCATCGACGAACTGGTCACCAAGGCCGCAGGGGAGCGCATCGAGGCGCTCGCGGCTGACGTGGAGACCATCAAGGAGATGGCCGCACCGGGAGGACCTGCAAAGGCCCGCACGCAAGCGCAGTCGAGCAAGTCGCTCGACGCAGAGATGGCGAAGGCAGAGGCCGACCGTTTCAGGTCGATCGCCGCCAGCGTCACCGACCCCACGACCAAGGCTGCGTACATGGAGAAGGCCGCAGAGTGCGACAAGCGCTCCGCCCAGCTCTTCGCCGCCTAGTCCCTACACCCTCGAAAGAAGGAACCACTCATGGCTCTCGCAGCCCCATCCATGCAGGACCTGTTCGGCGGACTCCCCGCCGAAAAGCAGGTCGACGCCTTTGAGGCGTACAAGGCCGAACTGTCCAAGTGCTACGCCCGCACCGACGCCGCCGCCGCTCGTGGCGAACTCGACTTCGTGAAGGGCACCGGCATCGTCAAGAAGGCCGGACCCGTCGATCACGTCGAGGCGCTCCGTGAGCAGCTCACGGCCAACATCGACAAGGGCCTCATGGCCGACGACGCAGCGGCCATCCAGGGCACGCTCGACCGTCTCGCCGACATCCAGAAGGACTGGACGACCACGAACCCGCTGACCGGCTCGGTCACTGGTAACTACGGCCTCGTCCCGTACGACCTCGACTCGGCGCTCGCCATGCTGGTGCCCCGGTCGTTCGTCGTCCGCAACCAGATCGCCCGCACCAAGGGCATCGGTCAGGCTGCGGAGTACCGCCGCATCCTCGGTGTCTCGAACTCCGGCACGGGTGGCGTGAGCAACCTGAGCACGTTCTTCACCTCGCAGAGCGCCTCCACGGCGTTCGGTGGCGGTGCGGTCAACCTCCAGCGTCCCGGCAAGATCAGCTACGCCGCTGACCGTCAGATCCGTGGGTACGTCGAGCAGGGCGTCAGCGATGAAGTGATGGACGTCGCGTTCTACCAGGGCGAGGGCTACACCGATCTCCGTCAGCTCAGCCACACGGCGCTGTTGTGGGCCACCATGCTCGGTGAGGAGCGCAACTTCCTCAACGGGCGGTCTTCGGGCACCTCGTACCTCGGAGCGATCGCCACGCCGGTCGTCACTGGTGCGAACCTGACCTCGGCTGCGGCCACGACCACGGGCGGCACGTTCGTCGGTGGAACTGACACCGTGTACTACAAGCTGACCTACAGCTCGTCGTTCGGTGAGTCGGTCGCCACCGCTGAGCAGTCCCGTGCGGTCACCGCATCGAACAACTCCGTGACGCTGACCTTCTCGGCGATCCCGGCCAACGCCCTCGCAGTGAACGTCTACTTCGGCACCGTGTCGGGGACCTACACCAACAAGGTCACCTCCACCGCCTCGACGATCACGCTGCTCACCGCTGGCACCGGGTCCTACACGGCCCCCGCTGCTGACGGTTCGGCCTCGGCTTACGGCTTCGACGGTCTCGTCTCGGCCTACACCGACCCGACCACTTCTGGCTACACCAAGCGGCTCAACTCGGCGCTCAGCACCTCTGAGCCCGGTGGTGACTTCCAGGACGGATTCGCGAGCCTGTTCACTTCAGTCCTTTCCGACCCGGACTGCGTGCTCACCACCGCAGCCATCCGTCGTGAGCTGAGCAAGAACATCCAGTCCAACTCGGGGACCACGGGCTACCGCCTCAACCTCCAGTCGGGCGACGATGGCGTGACCATCGGCTCGGTCATCAACGGCCTCACCAACGAGTCGACCGGAAAGGTCGTCGACCTCCAGGTCAGCCCCTACATGCCTGCGGGCGTGGCGCTGCTCTGGAGCAAGACGCTCCCGTTCCCCGACTCCGGTGTGACCACCACTTCTGAGTTCCGTGCGGTGCAAGACCTCATGCTGGTGGACTGGCCCCGGATCCAGATGAGCAGCGACGCCTCGTCGTACATCCTCGGGACCATGCTCCACAAGGCCCCCGCATGGTCGGGTGCCATCACGGGCATCCAGTAGTACCCCGCTGCTCACGCAGCACGCCTGAGGCGCTGGGGTCGGGTCTACGGACTCGGCCCCGGTGCCCTCGGGCACCCCTCGATCCATCCTCGAAGGAGAACACATGCCCCGAGTCCTTGGCCCTGACCGCAACGCCGTCGAAGTCGATGTCGGCCCGAACAGGTACAAGCGACAGAAGGACGGCACGTTTCACGTTGACCCGATCACAGCCAAGCTGATGAAGCGGGAAGGCAACTTCGCCATCGTGGGCACCAAGATCGACGGGCAGGGGTTTCGTTGCAGCGACTGCAACTTCCTCGCCCTCTACTCCGACCACTGCGGACGCTGCGGTGGTCACTCGCTGACGGCAGAGGACTGACCCATGAGCATCGCCGCCTACAACCTCTCGTACCTCAACCGTGAGCCGTACATCACCATCGAGGAGTTCAAGGCGTCACCGATCGCCACGACCGTCGACGTGTCCAACCTCATCCCCGACGGCGGGCAGGCGGCACAAGACGCCGCCCTCTACGAGCTGATCGTTGGAGCGTCCACCTACGCCGACAACTACTGCCTCGGTCCCATCGGCACGCTGAACGCCTCGGTGAACACCGAGAACGGGCGCTTCCGTCCCGACCGCTACGGGCGCATCACGATTCACCCGGCCTTCTGGCCGATCCTCTCGGTCACCTCGTTCGAGGCTGGCCCGACGCCTGCCCTCATGGGGTCGGTCCCGCTGTCGTCCTCGACGTGCTGGATCGAGCCTCATCAGTTCAGCGTCATGTCGGGCATCGGCATCACGTCGAGCGCCGGTCCTCTCGACTTCTCGGGCACCGTCTGGGGCAACCAGCGAGAGAACTACTGCCAGTGGGTCTACGTCAACGGGTGGGCCAACGCCTTCTCGACCACGCAGGTCGCCGCTGGTGCCACCACGATCAACGTGACGGACTCGACCGGGATCTACCCCGGCACCGTGCTCACCATCTGGGACGGCGCACAGTCCGAGTCGGTCACCATCGCCTCGACCTACAACGGCTCGTCACTGACCCTGCCGCTCACGGCTGCGACTTCGTGGTTCCACGGGGCGGGCACGAACATCTCGGCGCTGCCCAAGACCGTCAAGGACGCCGTGATCCACCTGACCGTGGCTGCCATCAAGCAGCGAGGCGAGGGCGGCATCGTGCTCACCGAGGACGGTGGCACCGCTCAGATCGCAGGCGAGCGCAACCTCGGCTCCGCTGAGGACCTCAACCGTGGCGAGGAGCTGCTGGAGTCCTTCACCGCCATCTGGGGTCAGTCCTAGTGGGCAGGGCATCGGTACGGGCTGCGATCCAGTCCTACCTCGACCCGGCCAACTCAGGCATCACCGGCCTCGGTGCGGTGTTCGCTCACCCGGCTCGGTTCACGCCCGAGGGCGAGTTCTACGCCAACGACGACCCCGGCACCACGGACGGAGCGGTCATCTTCCTCCACCTGGAGCAAGTCACCGCTGAGCGAGTGCAGCTCCAAGGCCCGAGCGCAGGCGGCAAGTTCCGCATCTACCGCCTCGCCATCGACTGCTTCATCCGCTCCACCGACAAGTCGACCGAGGAGTGCGGAGCGTTCGCTGACGCCTTCCTCGACAACCTCACGGCCCGCATCGAGGCCGACAAGAACGCCGGGAACCCGAGCGTGATCTTCCAGTGGGGTGAAGGACGCCGACCCGGTGACCCCGACCTCGACACCATCGCCACCTACCCGCACCCGCTCGGCAACTCGCAGAACGTCAGCCAAGTCCGGGCCCGAATCACCACGACGATCATGGAGAAGACCTGATGCCTTCGTACACCTTCAACGGTGACCAGTCCTACGTCTACCCGTTCGTGCAGCTCACGGATGGATCGACCCTCACCGCCGTCCCCGGCGAGACCTACGACCTCGACGCCGCCCCCGATGAGCACTTCGCTCTGGCGGCTCCTCTCGCATCGGTCCCGGCCCCCGAGCCATCCGTGCTCGTCACCGATCCCGAGCCTGTCAGCGCCCCCACAGACCCCTCACCGACCACGCCAGCGGCGTAGTTCACCCTCTCACCTTCTACTCAAGGAGCAATCATGGCTAACGCCTTCCTGACGGCGAACAGCTACGCCGGTCTTGGCATCGAGACCACCCGTGGCACCGCCTCATCGAACATCAAGTGGACGCCGATCATGGCGCCGCAGGTCACGCCCGGACTGAAGTGGATCAGGGACGAGCACCTCCGTGGCTCTGCCGGTTCCAACTACGGCATGGTCGCTGGCGTCCGATCCGACACCTACGACTTCAAGGGCTACGCCTTCGCCGACACGCTCGGCGTGCCCCTCGTCGGTGCGCTCGGCAACCAGGCCATCTCGGGTGCGGGTCCCTACACCCACACCATCGGCCTCGCCAACTCGATCTCGACCGGATCGCAGCCCCCGAGCATCACGATCCAAGACGACGACGGTGCCAACCCGTTCCAGATCCTCGCCGCTCAGGTCCAAACCCTCCAGGTCAAGTTCGGTGCCGAGGCTCCGCTGGAGTACCAGTGCAAGCTGCTCGGCAACCCGGCGACCATCATGGGTTCGGCTCCGACCTCATCGTTCTCCTCCGAGGTGTTCATCCCCGGCTGGAACGTGGCGGTCACCATCGGCGGTTCGTCCTCGGCGCTGCTCATCGACGGCGAGCTGAACATCGACCGGGGCACCGCCTCGATCTTCACGGGCGGCACGCAGGCCCCTCGCTACAACTTCGCCGGTCCCGTCAAGGTCGACGGTCGCCTGCGGTTCGTGGTCGAGGCCAACGACCCGATCATGACGACTGCCGGTTCGACGGGTGGCACGGCGAACACGCAGGCCACCCAGGCGGTCGTGCTGACCTTCACGGACCCAGCGTCCACGCACACGGTCGCCTTCACCATGTCGGCGGTGCAGTTCCACGACGCCACCCGCAAGCGTGACAAGGCCTACGTCGAGGTGGAGACGCAGTTCGACGCCACCATGAACTCGACCGACGCCGTGGCCGGTGGCTACGCCCCGATCAAGGCGGTCCTGTCCAACGCCATCTCGGCGGTCTACTAGTGCGAGTCGACCTCCCCTCGGGGGAGTGGGCGGTGCTGCGAACCTACGACGACCTCACGCAACGAGAGGCCATCGCACTCGCAGAGGCGCAGCGGGAGAACATCAAGGTCTCCAACGAACTCAAACTGCGGGGCTACGTCGAGGACGACCCGGCAACGTGGGGACTCATGGAGGCCGACGAGGCCGAGGTGTTCCACCGCTACGCCAACCTCGCCATCGTCACGATGGTCAAGTCATGGACGATCGAGGACGAGCTGCCGACGCTTGACACCGTGCTCGACATCAAGGTCCCGGTCTACAACGCACTCGCCCAGCCGTGCTCACGGGCCGCTCAGGGTCTCGACTTCGGAGCGGATGGTGCCAAGGACCCAAAAGCGCCTACTGGCGACTCGAACGAGTCCGCACCTTCCTAAGAGACTCCGACGCCGGGGACATCAGCCCCGAGGACGAGTCAAGGGTGGTCGAGTGGCAGTTCCGTCGTCAGTTCGGTGGCAGCCATGAGGACTACCTGAACGAGCCAGCGTCAAACGTGGCGTGGTTCCTTCAGCTTGAAGGGCTGCTCAATACCTCGAAGGGGTGAGCCGTGGCGTCAGGCGTAAGCATCGTCGTCAAAGGCGTCCACGAGTTCCAGGGCTCCATCGACAAGATGACCCAGGCGGTCAACCGGCGATCCAAGGAGATCGTCGTCGAGGGCGGTGCCATCATCGCCCACCACGCCAAGGACGAGTTCTCCACGGCGGTCGTGAACACCAAGACCGGCTCCAAGCGAGTGCTCGCCACGGGTGGCAAGCGGGTCAAGGGCGAGCGCATCTTGAAGGTGGGCAACCACGTTGGCGGCTCTCGCCCGCACAACCGCTCAGGCGCTCTCGCCCGGTCGATCCGCATGGTCAAGGTCGAGGACCTCGGCGATGGCCGCTGGTCATCCCAGACCGGGCCCACGATCGTCTACGCCCGCCGCATCGAGCGTGGATTCACGGGCACCGACTCCAAGGGTCGGAACTACAACCAGCCGCCCTATCCGTACCTGCGCCCCGGCTTCGAGGCGTCCGGTCCTGAGCTGCGAGAACTCTATCGACGCAAGTGGGGGGAGGCCCTGAGATGAGCGAAGGACTGCTGCCTCCCGTCATCGCCACGCTGGTCGCCGACACCAAAGAGTTCACGGCCAAGATGGGTGAGGCCAAGGGCGAGATGGAGAGTCTCGGCCAGAAGGGCGCCGCCACCTCGTCGATCCTCTCCACGGGGTTCATGGCTGCCGGTGCGGCCATCGGTGCGGTCGCCCTCGGCGTCGCTGCCGAGTCGGTCCACATGGCCGAGGGCTACCAGAACTCGCTGACCCAGATCCAAGAGCAGACCCACATGACGACGGGTCAGATCAAGGGCATCTCCAACGCCTTCCTCGGCACGGCGGGCACGGCGGAATACTCCGCAGGCGCCATCGCCTCGGCCTACCAGCCCGTCGCACTTCAGCTCCAGGCACTCACCGGCCACACGCTGAGCGGCAAGGACGCCATGACCGTGATGAGCGGGGCGATGGACCTCGCCGCCACCAAGAACGTAAGCCTCTCCTCGGCCACCGCCGACACCGTGGCGCTGATGAAGGCGTACCAAGTGCCGCTGAAGGGCGTGGGCGACCTCACCAATCAGATGTACAAGGGGTCCAACCTCGCCGGGTTGAGCCTCGACGGATACACGGGGGCGATGACCAAGCTGCACGCCCGACTCGGCGTCACCATGCCGTCGATGTCAGACATGAACACGCTGATCGGCGACATGTCGCTGCACGGAATCGGCACGGGCCGCTCGCTGCTCCAGGTCACCGCCGCCATGCAGTCGTTGACCATGCCGACCAAGGCGAACCAGCAGGTCATCGA